GGCTCTACTCCCACATGCCTTGATCATGCACGTCAATCCTTCGAGCTTTGCTGAGTCTTTCAACAAAAAAGTCGAAAGGATACAAACCCTAGGAGGGTTTGTTGAACAGCATTGGGGTGATGATCTGTCTGAGATCTCAGGCGATCAGTCAACAGGAGCTTTCATCAATCTCTATACTGGACTATCGTCGGTACTCCGACAGAGAACTATTGCTTGGGATCGCTACCAAGATTTGTACGACTTGTTTAGGAACAATGGGAGTGTCTATGACCCCTATGGGAATATTGTACTTCAGGGTTGGATCCTTTTGATCTATGACAGAGGGACTTTTGTAGGGACATTTCGCTCCTTCTCGATGGAGGAGACTGATGATAGCCCCTTCGCGTTCAAACTCTCCTGGTCCTTCAAAGTGGAGAAGATCATTCAGCAGATCCCACAGAATTCAAACCCCCTCACCCCGAGAACAGTGGCCTTCCAGTCACGCAATGGGACCACTGGAAATGCTATCACACCTTCAACTGGAACATCGGTAGCGCAGCCTACCACAGGTTAGGATTATGGCTGGGAAGGAACCAAAACCACAAGGCTACCTGGATTTTTGGGGTAATACCCCAAATGACCCTACTACAGCTCAAGGTAAGACATTTGCTCCTGTTTCCAGCGGAAACTCGATTGCTAAGCCTCGCCCAGCTCAACTCAAAGGTGGATCAGACAGTATTCAGAATCAGATACTGCAAGCGGCCGACTACTATGGGCCAATGATCTATCAGAAGCTTGGATTTTTCTCATCTTTGGAGCTCAGTGATGACCAGAACCTTGACTTCATCCCGATATCTCAAACGAAGGCTAACACTAAGCTATTCGTTGTTGGGATAATCCCTCCCTCAACAACCATCACGGGTAGACTCCTGGATAGGTCGGCTTCTGTAGGGTCAATTACAGGGTATCCAACTCAGAATCTAGACTTTACAGGATCAGCTTCACAAGCGGCTGGTGGGGTTTTGAGTACTAGTGGATCATCAGGGGGGCCTTATGTTACTGCGGCTGGGTACTCAATAGATCCGGGGTCAGGTTCCTTGAACGGGAAGATCAAGTATCCAGATGGAGCATCAATAGATCCAGCTAGTACAAAAGCTCAGTTGACTAACTTCTCTATCCCACAACTCTACAGTGCTCTAACTGATGCTTACAGAGCAGTACACGGTACAGACCCAACCCCGACGGAGATCCAATTCTATGCGGCTCAGAGCATAAGAGAAACTACTACAGCTCCTTTTGGTATGTCTTACAGTAATAACTTTGGTAATATGGTTAACTATGGAAAGACACCACCAACTAAGGTCCCTAGCTACTTAGCATCAGATGGGAATTACTACAGGGCTTATGACAATACTAAAGTTGGGGCACAGGCTTTTATTAGGCATCTAACGAAGAGTCAAAATGTGGTAGCTGCAGCTCAGGGCGGTGACGTCTTAGGATACATCACCTCTCTGGCTCAAACAGGGTACTTCACGGCTTCTGTTAGTGCTTACTACTCAACTTTCCCAAATGACCTAACCATGGTGGCTAGTGGTATGAGGGGATCTGGTGTAGCCCTAGGTAGTGCTAACAATATCCCAAAAAGTGCTCCAAGTTGTTGTGCCTTCAACCAAACTCAGTTTCAGTACATGGAGAAACAAGCGCCTGGTTCAAGTACAAACGGTGGAAGAGGGTTAACTCCACAGAACAAGTATCGATTCAACTCTGGTTCAACTTATGGATCTAACTGCCCCCTTACAGGGGTAGGACCTCAACAACAAAATGACACAAATAGTCAATGGGCTGGTCAGGGTGCAGCTAACGCTAGCGCTGCACGAAAAGACTCAAGCAAGACGGTTGACATGGAGGATCTTAACAAGAGTGCTCTTGGTAAGAAGTTCATGGAGGCCCAATTTAATGAGATCCTTGCAACTCAAATGGCATTGGATGTCATGCAGAACACACCACCTCTACAACTTCTTGTCAACCCACAGAGCTTCAAGCTAAGTTCTGAAAAGGTCATCTCCGATGGTGGTTTTACTAGAGAGGGTCCAATCATCGAGCAGTGGGGAGAGCAACAAGATAAATTGGAAGCTTCAGGGAAGCTCGCTGCCTTTATGGCGATTGACGCTAATCCTCCTGCTGCTAATGGTCCCACTGGAGGGGGACCTGGACTTACTCGAGTAGCCAGAAACTATTCAGCTAGTTACCAGAACTTTTTGAGCCTCTATTTACTCTATCGTAACAACGGTGGGTTGTACACCAAGGGTCTCGAGGGCAACCTATTGACTCGTCTTTCATTGATTGGGTCTATCTACATCTACTATGATAGTGTTCTGTATATTGGATCCTTTGATAGCTTCAGCATTACTGAAACCGACTCAAACCCATACTCTCTTGAGTATAGCTTTCAATTCACAGTTAGATCCAACTTCATGTTGGATAGTCCATCTAAGGACAGTTATCAAGTTCAAAGACTTTCTCAATCAGACCCTGCATTGAACTCTAACGACAAACAATTCACTCAACAACTAGTATCAAACACCGGCGGTGGGTCTGTAAGTCTACCCTCTGGATTTACAGGAGTTCAAGGTTAATGGCACGCGGCCCTTTTCAAGGAACCTTCGCCCCCAACTCTAAGCCGACTATCCTCACGGCTCCAGATGCCATGGTCTTCATTAATGGAGAGACTGATATCATCGGATGTCAGAGTTGTAAGCGTAAGTTTGATCTCGGCAAGTACATAACTCAAGTTCAGGTTAGTCTTGGAGTTGATACCGTACCAGGGAATGCTAGTGTCACCATGACGATCCCAACTCATGTGGTGGATGACTTCTACTTCGATGGGAACCCGGTTATCACTCCTATGATGGAGGTTGAGATCTACTCTAAGGGTTACTACCTTCTTGAGGGGATCCCACAATATTACCCGATCTTTTGGGGAATCGTCACTGAAGTTGGAGCAGCTTACTCCTCAGGGGAGCACACCGTTACTATTCAATGCGCAGATATCCTGAAGTGGTGGGAGATCTGCATGATGAACATAACTCCTGCTTTTCAAGCCCCTTCAGGACAACTTGGTAGATCCATTTTTGGGAACACACTTTATGGTACCAATGTTTACGATCTTATTTTTACCCTATCTAATATGGCGTTTGGGGATATCATTGTAGCTACAGGATCACTTACAGCTTTGAATAAAGAGGAGAGCCAGAAACAGACCTTTAATGCTGCCCTCGGGGATATTATGCTATACTGGTCAAGCCGGTTCAGCAAGATCCGCTCGAACCTACTTCTCTATGGTGTGAATGGGATTGCTGTTCGAGGGGACTCTATTGCTCATGGGTACAATTCTGGTAAATTCGAGAAAGGGGTACAGAGTGTTTCTAATGCTGTCCGGAATGCCAACGGTGGTGATTCCTCAGCTCAACTTGGTTTTGATCCAACTGATCCAAACGTAACAGCTTTCCGCACCCAATTCAGTTCAGCTGGTGAGGTAGACTTCTGGCAATCAGACTTCCAGAGCAAACTCGAGATTGCTAACTCGTGCAAGCAAGCAGTGGGTTTCGAATTCTACATGGATGTGACGGGAGACATCGTTTTCAAGCCCCCTTTCTTCAACCTTGATATCCTATCCAACAAGCCAACCTCCTGGATCCAACCTATTGATATCATCGACTATGATATCACAGATTCTGAATCAGGGGTAGTCACTCAACTCGTTATTCAAGGTAACTTTGGTGGGAATATCGACTACGGGCTGGGACCAGAGACCACACCCTTCACTAGTGTTACCGACTACCATCTTTTGAGAAAGTATGGCTGGCGATCTAGGCCTTACAACTCTGAGTTTATGAAGGATACCATGAGAATGTTCTATCATGGTATGGACATCCTAGATAGAATCAACTCAGACCGAGTTCAAATGTCGGTCACCATACCGCACCGGCCTGAGCTCAGACTCGGGTTCCCTATCTATATATCCCACTTGGATCAGATTTGGTATGTGAAAGGGATCAATCACAGTATTGCTTTTGGGGGGCGTGCAACTACCTCATTGAGCCTTACTGCTAGACGTCAGAAGTTCTTGGCTCCAAAGGGGGTCTCCACTCTTAGCCTAGGTGGGACTCACGATGTTTCCTCGGTCAACACTGGAACTAAAACCTCTTCTAAAAAGAATGTTCCTGTTGCTACTGGAAAGTCAAAAGAACCACTTACCATTCGGAAGCTAGCTCAAACCTCATTCAAGCTCGATATTGGGGAGGCAGCAACCATACCTCCGATTAGCTTTGACCCTGATGACCCAAGGACGCTTGACCCATATCAACCGTTGATTCTTAGACACCCTAAGACAGGAAATATTGTTGGGTATCCAAATATTGTGATGGTATACACACGACCCTATGACCCGAGTGCAGCTTTCTCTAATATTGCTGGCCAAAAAGCTCCTGGTAAGAATCAGGTAGTGCCAAAGAATAGCAAGAAGAAGGTAGCTGAACGACAAGCGGTGAATGATGCTATAAAGAAAGCTGAATGGGAACCAGATAAGGTTCTTAACCTTAAAAACAAGTACGAGCATAATCGGTTTTCATATGGTCTGAATTCAGCGGGTGTCTACGTTTACGCTCAAGATGTTGACAAGGTCATCACTCAGTTTGCACTCCTTCCTAATAGTAACATCACTATCACCAAAGATGGGGTTAAGAAAGATTTCACTGATACTGGTATCAAACTCACCAATCCAAATACGATGGTTCGCCCTGTCTCGGATGAGAGAGGATTTGAGGTCATTGGTCATTTCAGGTACGGGCGTGGAGTGTCCTTGAGAGATGGGTCTCTAATCCTCAACGAGGGTAAAAGCAACAGTGCAACCAACGTAGGGACTCAGCTTGCGTTGAGTGGGGATCTGTTTGCTACCCTAACAGCTCAATCCCAGGGCCTCACGTCTATCACAACCTCGTATTCGAACCCGGCTGACACTGTTGCACGTCTTATCCCAGAAGACCTCCAAACGGCAGCCACACTTGTCTCAGGGGCAGAT